TCCGATCTGGCAAACAAACGGCTGGACCGAACAACGGAAATTGAACATCGCCGGAAACCTGTCCCGTATTCGCCACTGGGCCGTCATCGAAGGGGACTACTCCGATGCTCCGGATATTTCCGCCACTTGGTTCATCGACCCGCCCTACTTCGGCCCGCCAGGGCGGCACTACAAACACGCCGACGTCGACTATTCTCGGCTGGGCGGTTGGTGTGAAACCCGCCCCGGCCAAGTCATCGTTTGCGAGAACGCTGGGGCAACGTGGCTGCCGTTTCGGGATTTCGCGATGCTCAAAGCCGGGCTTAACGGCAAAGGTTCGGCGGAGGTCATCTGGACGTCCGGCGATCTCATGGGCGCGATGCGGCGAAACGCCGACGCACAGGCCGCGCTACAAACCGCACTGAGGGCTGCCTGATGGCCCGCCCGGCGACGATGACACCGGAACTCCGGACGATCCTCTACCAAGGGGCGACGGCCCGACAACTGGCGCTCATGTTCGGCATGGAACAGACCGCCGTCGAGCGGCGCCTGGCGGGCGCCCGGAGCGCCGGCGAGAGGGAGGGCCGGACGATCTGGCGGGTCAAGGACGCCGCGGCGGTCCTGGCGCCCCTCCCTGCCGACGTGGTTGGCCGGGTCATCCGCATGAATCATATGGACCTGCCGCCGGTCCTCAGAAAAGAGTATTTCGACGGCCAGTTGAAGCACCTGAAGGTGTTGGAACTGGAGGGCCATATCTGGCGGACCGAAGCGGTCCAACAGTACGTCGGAACTGCCTTCCGCGATATCAAACTGGAGATCCAGTTGCTTTCGGATATCCTGGAGCGGAGTACCGAGTTGTCGGAACGCCAACGCCAGATCGCCGCGGAGGCGATTGACGGCTGTCTCCGAGGACTGCGTTCCAAACTATTGAAACTGTTCGACAACCTGAAGGATGATACCGTTGGGCGAGGCGCTCTCGAAATCCTCGACAGTCCTGGAGTCGAGGACGACCCATGGGACGGGCTATAACCACTTGGCGGAAGTCTTCGCCGGACTGGCGGCGATTTTCGATCCGCAACTCCGATACACGGTGTCAGAGGCGGCCGAGAAGTTCCGCTATCTGAACAACCCGGGATCGTATGTCGGGCCGTGGAAGAACTCCGAAGTCCCGTACATGGTCGAGCCGTCGGACACCCTGCGGTCGCGCGAGTATGCCGGCACGGTGTTCGTCGGGCCGGCCCAGTGTGGCAAGACCGACGCCCTGATCCTGAACTGGATCGCCTACATGGCGACGGTCGAGCCGGGCGATATGGCCGTGTTCCTGCCCACGATGGCCATGGCCAAGGACTTCTCGACCCGTCGTATCGACCGTCTGATGCGGCACAGCGAGGACGTCGGTCGGATGCTGCTGGGCGGCCGATCGGCGGACAACCTATTCGAGAAGCACTTCTCCAACGGCTCGATGCTGTCCCTCGGGTGGCCCTCGGTCAGCCAGTTCGCGTCGCGGCCCATCATGCGGTGCGCCCTGACGGATTACGACCGTATGGACGACGATATCGAGGGGGAGGGCGCCCCGTTCGACCTCGCCCAGAAGCGCAACACCACGTACGGGTCGTTCGGCATGACGCTCGCCGAGTCCAGCCCGTCCCGGGAGGTCACGAATACCCGGTGGCTGGCGTCCAGCCCGCACGAAGCCCCGCCCTGCGAAGGTATCCTGAGCCTGTACAACCGTGGCGATCGGCGACGGCTCTATTGGCCTTGCCCCCGGTGTCACGAGTTCTTTCAACCGGACTTCGAGCATCTGGTGTGGGACGAGGCGGACACGTCGGCCGCCGCTGCGGCGACGACCCGTCTGGTGTGCCCGCATTGTGCCTACCCGATCCGGTTCGCCGAACGGGACGATATGTACCCGGAGTCGCGCTGGCTGAAGGAAGGCCAGGCGATGTCCCGTGGCACGTTGATCGGCGAAGGCCGCAAGAGCAACACCGCCTCGTTCTGGCTGTTCGGCCCGGCCGCCCGGTTCACGACCTGGGCGAAACTGGTCGAGACCTACCTGGACGCGGAGAAGGACTGCGAACAGACCGGGTCCGAGGAGACGCTAAAGAAGTTCTGGAACACGGATATCGGCCGCCCTTACGTCCCCAAGCGAAGCCAGACGCAACGGTTGCCCGAGGTCATCAAGGCCCGGGCGGAGCCGATGGCCGATCGGGAGGTTCCGCCGGACACCCGGTTCTTGGTTGCCCAGGTCGACGTCCAAGCCAACCGGTTCGAGGTCCAGGTTCTCGGGGTCTTGCCGGGCGACCCGTTCGATCTGGTCGTCGTCGACCGGTTCCAGATTATCAAGTCGATGCGGACGGACGGTGACGACGACCGCCTCTGGGTCAAGCCGGCCGCCTACCTGGAGGACTGGGACGTTCTGATCGAGAACACCCTGAAGAAGACCTACCCGCTCAGCGATGGCAGCGGCCGACGGATGCGGGTCAAGGGGGTCGCCTGTGACTCCGGCGGCCGGGCAGGGACGACGACCAACGCGTACGCCTTCTATCGGAAGCTGAAGGGGCTGAACTTGGCGGCCCGGTTCACCTTGGTCAAAGGTGACTCGTCGCCAGGGGCGCCGCGGACCAGGATCAGCTACCCGGACGCCCAGAAAAAGGACAAGCTGTCGGCCGCCCGCGGAGATGTTCCGGTCCTGCTGCTGAACCCGAACGTCCTGAAGGACGCGGTCGCCGGACGGATCGACAACATCGAACCGGGCAAGGGGATGATCCGGTTCCCTTCGTGGTTGCCGGACTCCTACTATTCCGAACTGTGCGCCGAGACCCGGACGCCGAAGGGCTGGGAGAACCCCGGCCACTACCGGAACGAGGCCTGGGATTTGTGCTACTACGGCCTCGGCTATCTGGTCTCGTCGTACGTCCAGGCGGAGGCGTTGAACTGGAGCCGTCCGCCCGGCTGGGCCGCCCCGTGGGACGTCAACGACCTGGTGTTCGCGACCGAAAAGGATACGTTTGCGCCTGAGAAGAAGGCGGAGTATGATTTCCGGGCACTCGGCCGGCGGTTGGCCGCGTAGGCGGGAGATTATCGAGTGGCGACCACCGCGCAACTGCTGGCCCAGGCCGAAGCCGCCTATCATCAGTTGATGACGGGCACGTCGCCGCGTGTCGTCGTCGACCAGAACGGCGAGCGGATTGAGTACACGGCGGCCAACCGAACCGGCCTGTACTCGTACATCCAGGAATTGAAGGCGTTGATCGCCGCCCCGACGGTCAACCCGGCAATCCGGAGGCCGATGCGGATATGGCTTTGAAACGCTCCCGCCGTACGGCGGTCACCGTCACGTCGGCGGCACCCGTCGCCCTGGGCGGCCTGGAGGGGGCGGACACGACGTCCCGTCGTCTGGCATCCTGGCGGGCGCCGTCCGGCAGCGCCGACGTCCTGATCAACCGCGCAAAGCCCGTGGCGGACGACCGCGGGCGGGACTTGGCACGGAACGACCCGACCACAGCGAACGCCGTCAAGATCCACCAGAACAGCATCGTCGGGTCCCACTACCGGCTGTCGGCCATGCCGAACTGGTTGGTCCTCGGGGCGACCGAGGCGTGGGCCGACGAGTTCCAGAAGGTGATCGAGGCCCGGTTCATGCTGCTGGCCGAATCTCCGAAAAACTGGCTGGACGCCAGCCGGAAGTTGACGTTGACGGACAAGGTTCGCCTGGCCGTCGCCAGTTTCGTCGTGACCGGCGAGTCGCTCCAGGTCGCCGAGTGGATCAAGGACGCCGACCGGCCCTGCCGAACGGCCATCCAGCACGCCGCGCCGGCCCGATTGAATAATCCAAACGGCGTGTCCGACTCCAGCACCATGCGGCGCGGGGTCGAGATCGACGCCCGCGGCCGGCCGATCGCCTACCACGTACAGGCCAACAACCCGGGCGATTTCGGGGTCAATTTCGACCTTTGGACGTGGAAACGGGTGCGGGCTGAATTGCCGTGGGGCAGGCCCCAGGTGTTGCACATTTTCGACCCGCTGGAGCCGGGCCAGAACCGAGGGTTGTCCGACTTGGTCGCCGCGATGGAGACCATGCAGATGACCCGGAAGTTCCGGGGGGCCACGCTGGAGAACGCCATCGTCAACGCCACCGTGGCTGCTGCGATCGAGTCGGAACTGCCTTCCGAGGTAATGGTCGCCGCTATGGGCGGCGGCACGGACTCTTCGGCCTGGGTCAGCCCTATCGGCCAATACCTGTCCGCTCTCGACGGCTATGTCGGCGAGGCCAACGGCCTGCGGATGGACGGGGCGATGATCCCCCACCTATTCCCGGGGTCTAAGCTGACCATGAAGCCGGCCGGCACACCGGGCGGAGTAGGAACGGATTTCGAAGGATCGCTGCTACGGCACACGGCGGCCGGCCTCGGCGTGTCGTACGAAGAACTGTCGCGAGACTATGCCCGGCTGTCCTACTCCGGCGGCCGGCTGTCCCTTCAGGCGACCGAGCGGTTTATGGCCGCCCGGAAGCGGCTGGTCGCGGACAAGACGGCCAACTTCGCCTATACCCTCTGGTTGGAGGAAGAAATCAACCGGATGGAGAACATCCCGTCGCTGCCTGGCAAGAGCCGTGTCCAGACCCGAGACGCCTTCTACGCCCCGCTGGGCCGGGAGGCGTTCTGCCGGGCAACGTGGATTGGCGCATCGGCCGGCCAGACCGACGAGATGAAAGAAACCCAGGCCGCCCTCATGCGGGTCAAGGCCGGCCTGTCCACCCGAGAGGCCGAGTGCGCCAAACTGGGGAAGGACTACCGGGAGGTCTTCGAACAGCTCGCCCGCGAGGATAAACTGGCGGAGTCGATGGACCTGGAGTTCAACCTCGACGCCACCAAACAGGGCAAGGGCGAACAGCAGGCCACGCTCCGCGACAACCAGGATGACGAAGCATGAGCCAGTACACCGCCGCCCGGGTCCTCTCGGAGTTCAACACCCGCCCGGCGTATGTCGCAAGCGGGTCGGCCACCCAGAACCGGGAACTCGAATCCGCCGTGATGGCCGCGGTCCGCGTGCTGAGCGCCGCCGACTCGGACGCCCAGGAGCGCGAGTTCGGCGCCCGGATGACGGCGACGTTGGCCGCCTACGGCCTCGGGTCGCCGGCGCCAAGCAAGCCGTTCGCGTTCGCCAGCGGCGTTGCGGTCATCCCGGTTCACGGCGTCCTGATCAACCGCTTCCCGAGTTCGTGGGGCTTTGTCACCGGCTACGACTTCATTCGCCGACAGACGGCCGAGGCCGCCGCCGACCCGGACGTCCAGGTGATCGCGTACGATGTCCATTCACCGGGCGGCACGGTCGCCGGGTGCCCGGAGACTTATTCCGCGATCCTGTCGCTCCGCAGCGCGAAGAAGACCGTCGCTATCGTCGACTCGGCTGCCTACTCCGCCGCGTACTATCTCGCCTCCGCCGCCGACCGGATCGTCGTCACGCCTTCTGGCGGGGTCGGCTCGATCGGCGTCGTCGCGGCACGGTGGGATATGACCAAGATGGCCGAGGACGCGGGCGTCAAGGTCACGTTCATCTATGCCGGGAAGCGCAAGCTGGACGGCAACCCGATGACCGAGATGTCGGACGACGAGAAGAAACGGATCACGGCGTCCGTAGATTCGGCCTACGACGGGTTCGTCGCCGCCGTGGCTGCTGGGCGAGGGATTTCGGAAGAAGCCGTCCGCGCAACGGAGGCGGCCTGCTACGACGCGGAAGAAGCATTGCAAGCCGGCCTTGTTAACGATATCATGACGCCCGACATGGCCTTGCAGGCCGCTCTTGCGTCCGAGGAGGATGATGACATGACCGCACAGGGTTCGCCCGCCCAGCCTGCCGCCGCCGTCGAGACCGTCGACACGGTGGCGATTGCGGCGCAGGCCACGACCGCGGAGCGCGCCCGTATCTCGGGCATCCTGGCGAGCGACGAAGCGAAGGCCCGTCCCGCGATGGCCCTGCACTTGGCCACCAAGACCGGTATGTCGGTCGACGATGCGAAGGGCCTGCTGGCCGTCGCCGCTGTCGAGACCGCCCCAACCGCCCAGGTGACGAACCCGCTGGAGGCCGCGATGACCGCCGCCGGCACCCCCGGTGTCGGAGCCGATCCGGCGAACCTCGCCGGCGCGGACACCCCGGAAGCGAAGACCAACGGTCTGCTGGCCGCGTACGCCGCCGTGACCGGAACCAAGTTCCTGGTCAACTGAGGAGACCCCGATGACCACCGTACTCGACTCTGATCTGGCCAACAGCGATCTGTCGGCCGGCTCCTTCTCCCCCTCTCAGTTCATCCTGAACGGCCCGGTCGTCACGGCCTCCGTCGTCGTCCTGACCGGCGAAGACCTTGCCAAGTATCAGGCCATCGGGATCAACGCCGCCGGCAAGGCCGTTGCGTGGTCGCCGACCGCGACCGCCCAGACCGGCGACACCTACGCCCGCGGCACTCTGACGTTCGGCGGCCAGCCGACCGCCGACGACACGGTGACCCTCAACGGCACGGCGATCACGTTCAAGGCGTCCGGCGCGACCGGCGCACAGGTCAACATCGGCGCCACGGCCACCCTGACGGCGACTAACCTGCTGACGTACATCACCACCAACACCGTCGCCCTGGGCATCAACGCGGCGCAGGCCGGTACGGTTCTGACGGTCGAGGCCAACGCGGCCGGCGCCGTCGGCAACGCGATCACCCTGGCGAAGTCCGGCACCTACCCGTCCCTGTCGGCGGCCACCCTGACCGGCGGCGGCGACGACACGACCGTCCTGGCACCCGAGGCCCGGCTGGCCGGGTTCATGGCGCAAGCGGCCGACGCTGATGGCGCGGACCTCGAAGCACCGTACTTCCGGTCCGGCACGTTCAACTACGACCTGATCGACTGGAACTCGGCGGTCGCCTCGCTCGCGGCGGCGCAGGCCCATTGCAGCGGGTCCCCGCTGTTCGTCGACCAGCCGAAGTAACCCGCCGTTTGGCGACCTGATGGAAGGATTCTGAACGGTGGAAATGTACGATACCCGGACGCTGATCGGCGTCATCCGCGTAATGAAGCCGCTGACGCCCTACTGGCTTCAGTACTTCCCGCGCACCCTGACGTTCGACTCCATGGACATCCAGTTCGACATGGTGGCGGACAGCCGCGTGTTGGCGCCGTTCGTGGCGCCGAACGTCCAGGGCCGCGTCATGGCGCAACTCGGCCACACGGCCAAGGTGTTCCGCCCGGCGTATGTCAAGCCGAAGCACGCGGTCGACCCGTCGCAGGGCCTTCCGCGTATGGCCGGCGAGGCGCTCGCCGGGGAAATGTCCGCCGGTCAGCGTGTTCAGGCGATCATCGTCGAGAACATGCGCCGCGAACGCGAGATGATCGAGCGCCGCTGGGAGTGGATGGCCGCGAAGGCGATCATCGACGGCCAGGTGACGGTGTCCGGCGAAGACTATCCGGCCGTGACCGTCTCGTTCGGCCGCCACGCCGATCTCGCGGAAACCCTGTTGACGACCGAACGCTGGTCCCAGACGACCGCCACGCCGCTCGCCGACATCGCCGCCAAGCGCAAGCGGTCGTTTGAACTCGCCCGGACGCCGATCACCCGTCTTACTTTCGGCGCGGACGCCTGGGAATACATCAGCACCCACGCG